CGACGAAGGTCTCACGGATGATCTTGACTTTCATTGTCGTTCTCCGGGTCGTTGAAAAGGGGAGGTATTGGGCAATGGCGGCCGGTAGAGACCGGCCGCCGGACTCTCAAGGGTTTCCCCTATCAGGTCGTCAGCGCGTCGAGCATCGCGGCAAAGGACTGCGCGCGACGGACCTGGACGTCGCAGTCCTGAAGCGCGCGAACGCGCAGGCCGCCCGACAGGCCAAGCGTATAGGGATCGACCAGCAGGTCGACGCCGGACCAGAATGCGATCATCAGGTCCGCCCAATTGCCGTAGAAGATGGCGGAGCAAACGCCGGAGGATGAACCCTTGGTCAGGGTCGAGGACACCTGGTTGGTGACTTCGGCCCGATAACCATTGAGTTCCGGGCCTTCCCGCCAGACGAACTGTGCGGTGCTCGACGCCTTTTCCGTCGTCTTCAGCTTGCCGCGCACCTTCGGATTGGTGAGGTAGGCGAGCGTGCCGATATCGGCGTTATCGACCGCGACTTCGGTTTCGAGGCCGACGACATGCGCCCAGGTCGGAGCAAGGCCGTTGGTGCCGCCGACGACGGCGCCGATACCAGCCACGCCCGCGATACCGGTCGGCTGGCCGCTGGAGCCGGAGCCGTGCAGTGCTGCCGCGTCGACACCGAGCGCGATCGCCTCGGAAAGGTCGTCGCGAACCAGCATCTCGATATCGAGCGAAGACTGATTGAGCATCTTGCGCGTGATGTCGGTATAGCCGCCGAGCGACTTGAGACGGAACTGGACAAGATCGAAGTTCGGCACGGTCTCCGTGGCGTTGCCCGCTTCCGCGCTGACCCAGGTCGCAGAGGACGCGCTCGACTTGCGCGGAATGTCGAGATCGCCGACCAGGTCGTTGAGCACGCGGGCACCGAGCTGCCTGACCATCATCTTGTTGCGCAGCACGTCGATGAAACTGGAAGAATCCAGTTCGGTCTGTACGAGCCGGCCGGCAGCGGCGGCGGTGCCGTAGGCGAGCGCCGCGCGCTGTTCCTGCATCTGGGCGCGGGCGCGCGCATGTTCCGGCGACTGCAGGAGCAGCACGTCGTTGGGGATCAGGACGCCCTTGGCGCCCTTGCCGAGCGCCTGTTGCGCAGCGACGCTGACCTCGAATTCGAATCGAGCGTCCTCCTGTGCCCGGCGATCGGTCGGGTTGGCCATGGCGCGAATGGCGCGCATGAACGAAAAGCTCTTCGCTTCCTTCTCGGTCAGTCCGACCTTGCCGGCGGCGGCCATCTTCTCCGATGCAGCGTCGCCGAGCGCGTCGAGCACCACGCCGCGGAACATGGCGACGGACGCGCCGGACTTGATGGCGTCGCGCGCCTTGTCGGCCATGTTGTGCTTTTCGCCGATCGCCTGGATTTCGGAGATCCGTTCGCGCTCGATGCGCAGCACATCTTCGCGATTGATCGGCTTGGCGCCGGCGGGGTTCGCAGGAGTCGCCGCCGTCGAGGCCGCGCGATTGGTTGCCGGTTCGGTGACGGTTTCGAGTTCGTCGTTTTCCATGTTTGCGTCCTTTGTGAGGGAGAGTTGCTTGACCTTCTCGTCAGCCGAGCGACCGACGCCGACCGTTTCATCGGCAGGCACCGTGACAAGGCTGATTTCTTCAGGCTTCCAGCGCGTGATGCGATACGTTCCGATCCCGTCCGTTTCGCTTTCCAGGCGAAGTTCCGAGATGCTGTAGCCAACCGAGATGTTCGACAGTTCGCCGTCGCGCACCCGTTCGAGAAATTCGGTGGCGCGTGCCGCTTTGCCAAAGCGGATGCGAGCGCGGCCCGTGCCGCTGTCCAGCCAGACTTTCTCCACAACGCCGATTTGGTTGTCGACGCTGCGTTTGTGATCGACCAGGAAGGGCGCGCGGCCGCTGCCGATGAACGACAGGTCGACCTCGCTCTTGCCATGTCCGAGGATTTCGACTCCCCACCAGCGCTCGTAGGGTTCCTCCGAGCTGAAAGAGAGTTCGATGATGCGATCTTCCTCGCCGGCTTCGGCGCGCTCGATCGCGGCGGAGCGGAAGGACCGCTCCGGCACTTTGACGGATTTGTTTGCCATGATCAGGCTCCGGGCTTTGCGGGAGGTTTGCCGGCCGGCTGTTCCGGCGCGGAGGGCGGCGCCATCAGGGGCGCGATGTTTATGCCGCGTTCCTTGGCCATGTCCTGAGCTTCCTTGATCTCGTCATAAATGTCTTCGAGATCGACGCCCTTGGCGGCGGCAATGCGTTGCGGCGACGTGAGGCCGGCCGACATATTGGCGGTGTTCGCATTGGCTTCGTCGACCGGATTGACCGCCTGCCAACCACGCGGCTTCCATTCGATCGAAAGGAACTTTTCGAGCTTCGAATAGGGCAGGGCGATCGCGCCCGTCAGCAGCGCCATAGGCAGGAATTCGCGATAGACAACGTCGCTCAGATGCTCCGCGAAGAAGCCCTGCAGAATGCGCCATTCGTCGCGCTCTTCGGCCTTGCCGACATGCAGGCTCGAAAAGTTCGTGCCCTCAAGGTCGTTTGCGAGGCCATTGTAGGAGGCGCCTAGGCCTGCGGCCGCGCCACGCAACATCAGCTTGACGAAAATCGGGCTCTCGCCATCCGGATAGCCCGTGTCGAATTTCTCGACCTTGTACCCAGCCGGCAGGGTTTCCATCATGCCGGGTTCCATTTCTTCGATTTCCGGCTCACCGCCCGCGCCGCTGTCATCGTCGTTGACGTCGCGCGTGAAGAAACCCATTTTGGCAGCGCCGGCGCGCGCCGCCGTGAGGGCCGCTTCCTCGAAGCCGCCGAGCATGTTGATACGGCGCAGCGCAGTATGTCCCCACGGCATGGAGAGATGAACGCTGTAGTCTTCCGGAACAGCGACATATTTGATATCAGACGCCGGAACGCGAATGCGTTCGCCTCCGCTGACATAGGTCGAGCCCGGCCGACGTCGGCGGAAGTGCCACGCGATGACGCGATCGAGGCCATCGCATTCGACGCCTCCGTTGATATAGCCGCCGCCCGGCAGCTCCGCGACATAGTCCGTATCGAGCATGTCGACGGTGAGAAATTGAATTTGGAAACCGAATGGCCCATATTCCCGCCCGCGAAAGAACCGGACAAAAATCCCGCCGTCGCGAGGCACCATCATCGCGGCCATTTTCTGCATGTCGAGCCATGAGAAACGGCCCGAAACCTCGCAGTTGCCAGCCTTGCCCCATGTCGCGAAAGCACCTTCCAGAAGCATATTGTCGGGCTTGTCGAGTTTTCCGTCCGGACGCCGTGCCATCGCCTGGAGGGTGATGCCGTGCGGGCCGATGATATGACGCCGGCACATGAGCAGAAACGCACGATAATAATCGTTGTTCTGCGCAAGCATGCGCGAGTGATTGACCAGGCCCTTGAGGTCAAGCCGGTGCTCTTCCATGAGGGTTGCTGTCGCAAACTTGAAGCCGGCGACGCGGTTCGGCTTCGCCGCTTCATGGCGACGCACCGCACGCTTGGGCCTGCGCCGGAAGAGCTTGAGAAAATCCATCACGAAAACCTTGCGAGGGTGATCTTGCGGCCGCCGTTCGGCTTGCCGGCATTGCGCTGCCGAGCGACTTCGGCGCGATAGGTGCTACGCCATTTGACCAGTTCGTCGGGCGTCATTCGTGTGAGCGAACGGCCAGCGATCGAATAGGAGCTGACATCCTTCGTCGCCCGGCCCTCGATCAGTGCCTCGATCGCCGCGAGCACCTTTTCCGCGTGGGTCCGCGCGTCCTGACTGGTCGGGTCCGCCAGAACCGTGACATAGCCGTTTTCGACCGAGCGGAGTGCACCATCGGAGATGCGCGTCGCCTTGATCGCGTAGGCATAAGCGCCCGGCGCTGCGCCGGTAAGATCGATCGTGCCGGAATGAACGCCGGCAACGCCGGTCAGTATCGTTGAAATCGCCGCATTGGTGCCAAGCTTCATTGCAATGACCAGCGTGTAGCTGCCGACAGGATAGGTTGACGACAGGTCGGACAACGCCACGGCGATCTTGTCGCCGCTGGTCGCCCGATCCGGCATGCTGGACAGCGTCTCAAAACCGCTCATGGGATCTAACTCCGGTTAGAAGCGACGGGACACGAAGCCCGTGCTGCGGCGCTTGGTCTTGGTTGGCGTGGCCGGTCTCGCCTTCACTGCCGACGTGGGCACGGCAATTTCGGCGGCTGTAACGTTGGCAACGGCGTTGCTGTTGGCCGGCATCGGCGCGGCCCAGGCCGGCGGCCGATCCCAATTGATCCGTTCGCCCTTCATCACGATGACGAGCCCCTTGCTCATCACGGCAAGGTCAAGGGCTTCGTTCGGGAGGTTCTTTTGCCGTTTTTCCCAGCCGTCATCATTGCGGATTTCGGCGCAGAACTCGGCGAAAACGCAATCGTCAAGCTCTTTCGACAGATGATATGAGCCGGGGCCGGGCTCCATGCGGGTGAGTGAAAGTGTCACTTCATCCTTAAGCTTGTCGGTGCCGAGATAGACCAGTCGGATATCGGAGCGTTGACCGGCCTTTTGTTGCAGGATCTTCTCAGGCCGGCCATAGCGGGCGCGGTCGCGATCGAGGCCACCTTGACCCTTACTCAGGAACACCCTTCGACCGTTGCCAAGTTTTCTTTGCTTGCGCAGATAGGCGTAGGCGTTTTTCGTAACACCGGCCTCGCCTCCCGAGTCTATGACCTGCGCGATCGGCCGGATCCCATATCCCGTGCCTTCGACTCGATAGGTCTTTTCGAGCAGGGGCGACAGCACGTCCCAATCCTCAAGGTAGCGCGGTGGATCGATCGCCCGTTTGTCCGCGCCCGGTGCCTCCGTCGGCGGTGACACGATTTCCATGCGATCGATAAGCCACTTTTCAAGCCCGTGTCCCCAGGCGTGTACGTGCACAACGAACCGATGCGACTGGACGTCCACTGCGACGGTCAGGAAGCGGGTAGCGGCCGGGGCAATGCCGAGAGGGTAATCCTTGGCCAGCGCCTTGAGCGTATCCTTGTCGAGGCCTTCGCCAAGGTCGACCGCTTGCGGCTTGTAAGGCCGGCCCTGATCGAGGGTCACGGTGGCTTTGAGGCTGCCTTCGTCGCCCGTCCGTTTTAAAGCCTCGCGAGCCTGTTCCTCGCGAAGCGCAAGCTGTTCCCAGCTCTGGATCGCCGCAATCGGGCCTTCGCACCAGTAGCTCACGGTGTCTGTGTCGCGCACCGAGGAATCATCGATCTCCGCGAGCTGGCCGTCCCCGGTCTCGTGCAGCCAGAACCCGGATTGATTGAGCTGCGCTTTCCAGTCGGGGCCAATCACATGCCCCTCGGGGCACACCATGGCAACGGTCTTTGCACTTTCGCCTGGTGTGCCTTTTTGCTCCCAGCGTAGCGCATCCATGATCGGCTGAAAGGGCTCATGACAGTGCGGGCACTGCCAATAGTACCGCCCGCGGGTGCCTCTGTTGTAGATCGACAGGATGCCGGTGCATGGCGGCGCTTCATGCGGGGTAGCAGGTTTCCAGTCCGCGTCGAGCACCGGACGTCCGGGCGAGCTTTCGAAAATGGCCATGCCCAGCGAACCGAAATTCTGCGTGCGCTTCAGAGCCAGGTCGAAGAGCGATCCTTCGCCGTCGACATTCTCCGAGTTCTCGATGCGGTCGTAATCCGTCACGATCACGTCGGCGATGTCGAGCATCGACAGCTCGCCGATCACCGGCCAGGCAATACGCAGCGACATGTTGCCCTCGAAAAGCTTGTCGTGCAGGTTGTCCGCATTCCTGACCTTGGCAAACCGCTCGTGAACCGCCGGCGTCGCCCGAATCATGGGCGATATCTTTTCGCGGCTGAATTGCCGGGCGGCGTCCTGCGTCGGGCAGATCACCTTCACCGCGCGCGGCATGCAGGCAATCCGGTGTCCGATCACGTTCATGACCAGGGCGTCCGATTTGACCGCGCGTGCCGGGCCAACGAAGCCGACCGCGCGATAGCGCCGGCTGGTTGTCATCCGGGCCGGTTCGACCATGTAGGGAGCGAAAGAGTTTCGCCATGGTCCATTGTAGGTCGCCGACCGGATACGTCGTTCATTTTCCGCCCAGTCCGGCACCGTGATCCGCCGCGGTGGCCTGAGCGATGGCAGGGCCTCTATGGCAAGCCGTCCTGGGTCCGGGTAGGATGGCACCTCGAGGCGCCCGAGGTAGCGCTCGACGTCCAGCATCAGTTGAACAGGTCCCGCTTTGCTTCGCGTGTGATGACTGGCCGATCGGCAAAGAAGCGGGTGACTGCCCGCTCTATTTCTTCTAGCACGTCGTCGCATGCATCGACCGCCGCATCGACGCCTTTGCCGCTCAATCCGGCAACGCGCTCGAGCGTGTCGGGAAGCACAGAGACGCCGTCTCGCATGATCCGCAGAAGGTCGTTGAGGACGATCGTCACTTCGTCACGGTCAAGCGACTGGTTGCGTTCCCGCTTCAGTCGCTCATAGGCGGCTTCGACCTCGTAGAGCTGCTGGCGTTCTTTGGGCGCGAGCGACTGGATGGAGTCTCCCGCCTTGCCGCCGACAAGCGCCAGGCGCATGGCCGCGATGGCAGCCTGCGCTTCCGACGTCTTGATCCGGTCGCCCTCGTCGCGTGCGCATTTCCACGCCCAGGCGACCGATGTCCGGAATTCCCAGCTGCGCCCATTTGTGCCTTCGACGAGCGCCGGCAGTCCCGCCGAAATCCAGGCATCGATCGTTGGAATCGAGACCGCGAAGAAGTCCGCCAGGTCGCGCTTGTTCAACACGACATCCGGCACGCCTTCCGGCAGCGGAAAGCGCGCGACTATGTCGGCGATCTGATGATCATTCATCGAAGCAACAACAACCCAAAAACCAACTGCATTTCGACATCACATACCAATCCGCATCAGGGTTCGAATTACCCGCAGTCTTTGAATTGCTCTGGGAGGACCCAAACCGGGGTGGCTGCGTGGGTAGGCGGTGAGTGATCAGGACTAGAAACCGGGAAGGATTTGGCGGCTGGCCTTGCTCTGAGCGGATGCGAGGGCCTTGGCGAGCGCATCCTGAAAGTTCACAGGCAATCTTGCTTCGGCCACCCGACGCGAGATGTCGAAGAACTGGTAACGCACATCGTATCGAACATCCTTGAGGAACAGCAGCACCGGTTCGATGCGCCTGCCGTTGCGCCGGAAGATGCCACGCTTCCATCCGCTGTTCGGCGGTGCCACGAAGTACACCGTCCGCGTCGATCCGGCCCGCTTCTTCGATCGCTTCGTCTGCCACTGGGTCGCATCCGATGTCGCCTCGAGCTGCGACAGGATCTGCACGATCGTCCCGGCCGACAGGTTGCCGAATGAGTCCAGCTTCACACCCCGCGCCGGCACCGCATATTCATCGGCCGACATGATGCCTTTCTGGATCAGCCAGTATTCGAACCGCTTGTGCGGTCGACCCCCACCCTGCACACTTGGCATCAGGTAGTGCTTGCCATACTTCTGGCGATTGCTTTCCTTGAAGAACACGCCGGCCTTGAGGACAAACTCCCGACCCGCAAAACGCCTGGCATAGGTGATCAGCAACGAGTTCATGGTGTAGCGCGTGGGCCGGTCGAACACGAGCGGCAGCAGCCTGACATGCTCGGCGCGGACATCTTCCGCCGTGTCGTTGAGCGCCAGAAACGTTGCATAGGGGATTTGCTCACGTTCGACCCCGCGCAGGTCTTTCGACCATTCCGCGAAGTTGCTCTCGAATGAGATATCCATACCCCTAGACACACGAAAGGCGACGGGTCGCCCCATCGCCTCTCGTCATCCACCGCATCTCAAGAAGTCAAAGCTATCGCACCGCCCCTGAATCGATCCGCCTCATCGGGAGGCCTTGTGGGGCAGGGGTCGGCGGCAGCTTCCCGTCTAGGCGGTGCGCACAGTCCCGACTCGTCCTAAGCGAGTCCTCTCATGTTTTGCGGATCTGCGCAAGATCGAGATGCACGGGATTCACATGGCCGAAGATCATCACGTCCACGATCGCCCGGCCGCGCGCATCGTCCACGCTGGCCACCAGCCCGGGGAAATCCCGTAAAGGCCCGTCTTTCACCGTCACGCTGTCGCCCTTGGCGATCGCATTGGTCACCGTCGCCACGGCATCGGGATCGTCAGCCAGATATCCGCGAAACAGCGCGACCGCATCGTCGCGAATCGCCAGCGGTTGTCCGCCGCTGCCCAGCATCCCGACAAAGCCCGGCGCCGTGGCCAGCCCCGCCCATGCATCCACGGTCGGCTCCACCTTGGCGAAGAGATAGCCCTTGAGCGCCAGCTTGAACACCGGCGCGCGGGCCTTGCCGACGAGCTGCCGGGATCGGCCCTTGCGTGCCGGCATCACCGCCACGGTTGGCATCCACACCTCGACACCGGCATCGAGCAGCGCCGCCTTGGCCGCCTTGTCCTGCCCGCCGGCAATGGCCAGCACGAACCACCGACGCGCCGGCCTGTCCATTCCGGCGGCGGCCAGAAGCGCCATCGTCCGCCGCGACACGGCCTGCTGCCGATCCGAGGCCTTGTAGCACCGCGTCAGGTCGATTTCCTTCGCCGTCGTCACATCATGCCGCATCAGCATCCCGTCCCCCATCCTTGCCCGTCACCCGCTCCCGCCACCGCCACCATGCGGCCGCCACGCAATCGTCCAGCACCGCCGACGTCGCCAGTTCTCCCACGGCGGGCAGATAGACATATTTCGGCCAGTCCGGCTGTCCGGGCCGCGATGGCAGGAAGGGCAGCTTCATCCGGCGAAACATCCGCTTCCAGGCCTGCCCCACCGGCCCGGCCAGATCGGTCGAGACGAAATCGGCGCCCAGCCTGGCAATCTCTGGCGCCACCGAAATCGGCAGCCGCTCGATGATGCGCCGGTCGAGGTCGCAAAGCCGTGGCCAGCTGTAGAGCGCCCGGCGGGCGATGAGTTCGTCATCGGCCTTGTCGCCGCCCGCTTCGAGAATCGCCGCCACGAAGGCTGTCGGCCTCGGATGCGCCGCTTCCGGCTGCAGCATCGTCCACAGGCGTTTCGCCATCGCTGCCTTGCCGAAGGCGGCCACGTCCTCGACAGGCGCGGCAGTGACCTCGCGTGGCGGCAGCTTCTCCCAGCGTTTTTCGGATAGATATTTCCCCGCCGAACAGATCGTCTTGCGACCGTTGGCCTTTGCCCGTTCCAGATAGGCCGCCACGTTTTCCGCCGCCGCCTGCCGCTCCTCGGTTGTCAGCCGCTGCCAGGCCCGACGTGCTTCCGGTTCGCTGTCCTCGACATAGGACGGCCATGTCGGAAAGAACCGCTTGAAGCCGCGTTCGATCGCCTTCGGGCTCTCGGCTCGCTCTTCCGCCTCCGCTGTGCCCCCCTGTCCTTCATCAGCAGTCTCGCTCGCGCTCGCGCCCTCTCTCTCTGGAATGTTATCTGGAATGTTAGTGGGAAGAATCTTATCTTGGTGGAGCT